TCATACTTCCATTCGGTAACAGGAGTTGTTTCCAGCCGAGCCAGTTGGACCTTCTTCATTGAGAAAGACCAAGGATACATCGACAGGAGCATAACCTTAATATCGTCATAAAGACGGTCGGTAATCTGTGCAGCCGATGAACCGTCACTGAAACTGGTAATAATGTTGGCTCCCAACATGATGAGGGAGTCATTACAGATTTTGAGTTTGGTATCGCCGGTTGCCATTCGAGAACTCCGAAGCTGCGATATTTATATTATGAGTTGCTCAAAGAAGAAAGCCCCGACTCGGCTGACCAAATCGGGGCTCTCAATACTCACAAGGACACTGGATTAGTCAGTATCGGTCGCCGAAATGGTCGTGCCGTCAGCGATGTCGACGGTCGTGCCATTGTTTGAGTTCACATACGAGATCACGAGCGATGGGGTCGTCGTGTCGTAGAGGAACAGAACGTCACCGACTTTCACGATGGACGCGACTGAATTGAAGTATGCAGCCGTGTTCATTGTAGCCTGCGTGTCGGCAGACTTGTAGCTATACAAAGACGGAGCATTTCCGGCCTTGTTAGCAGCGATGGTGTTCCAGCCAGCAGAATCAAAAGCCATAGTTCAGTCTCCTTCTCACGATTCGCGGCAGGTGATCTTGACGATGCCTTCGTCGTCAATGGCGACTGCACCAGCAGAGAACATGCTGTTCACAAGGAACGATGTCTTTTCAGGGACATAGTTGATCTCTGTGCGCTGGTTCATGCCGATGCCCATGCCAACTGCGTCACGGTGGAACGCATAGCATGTGCGGTCAAGTGAGCCATCAACCGGAAGGCCGCCTTCTGAGCGGTCACCAATCGTGACGAACTTGAAGCCGAGGAAGGTGTCGATCTCACCCGAGACGAGAGCACGGACCGAGTTAAAATCAGCCGAGGTCGTTTGGGTCTCACCGAGCAACCCTTCGAGGCCAGAAGCCGAGATGATGAAGCAACGGCCATCCATAGGCACGTTTGCAGCGTCCATCAACTTCTTGGCGCGGCGGAGTTTTGCCACGTTGAGGTTGGTGTCTGTCCCACCGATGTCATTCGAAACTGTCAGCGAGGTGCTGGAAGCTGCGAGTGCGTCGAGGATGATCTGGTCCATACGGCGGCCAATCGCGTTCGACACGACCGAAACGAGTTCGCGGCGTTCGTCGAAGTTGACCTTTTGCTGATGGAAGATGTCGCTGTATTCGGCAGCGTTCCAGTCGCCCATCGTTGCGGTGACCTGAGAATAGCTGACGTTAAGCGGTGAAACATCGGTCTGAGGAACGCGGATCGTAGCCGAGCCTTTGCCGATTTTTGGGAATTTTACTGTAGAACCTTCGACACCGTTGCGCTCACGGACGAGGCCAGCCAAAGCGCGTGACGCTTGATAGGCTTGCTTAACTTCCGCGTCGAACAGCGTGACAAAGGCATTGGAGATAAGCTGTGCCATTGTATTGCTCCGTTCGAGGTTAAGGTTTACTCACGCAACGGTTATCCTGTCGGGCCGTTCACTTGGGATTTTAAGGTTCCCCAACCTAAAAAATCCGGCCTTGCGGTTATCGGACGGGTGATAAATAAATCACCCGCCCAATTCTGTCAAATTAGCCCGGGATCGCCTGAGCAAACATCTTCTCGACCTTCCGAGTGAAAGCCATGTCTTTTCCGTAACGCGGATCACCGACCATTGCGTATAAGTCATCCTTCGATACGCCTTGATCTTCTGTCATACCGCTTGTCGGAATAGCCATTTCGCCTGAAGCCTGCCTGATTTTGTTCAAAGCAGACACAAAAGCGGCACTGGTGGACGCTTGCGCGACCGCGTTGAGTTCAGCTTCGTTCAGGATCGACCGACCGAGCTTACCAAGCCACTGGTTATTGGCTTTGATGATCTCGTCGGCCTTATTGCCCAGCTTCTTGAGTTCAACCTCACGATTGACTTGCATTTGCTCCATAGCGCCGGAGAAGTTGTCGAGGTAAGACTTGGCAATCTTCTCGAAAGCATCCTGAGACAGGCCAAGTTCTTTCGCAGTTGCGAGATAATTGACCAGAACCGGGTCATCATCTGGCACATTTGCTGCCTTGAACGCCTCAAGATTGTATTTACCGTCCTTCGGAGCCTTGTGCTGGCCCTGAGAGAACTTGGTTCTAAGTTCTGAGTAGGATTTTGCGAGTGCTTCTACGTCTGGGCCGTCCTCTTCAGACCAGAAATTCTCTGGCCAATAGTCTGGACGTTCCAGTTTTTCGTCTTCTTCTGGTGCTTGAGCCGCTTTTTCCTCGTCGGTAAGTTCCCGATGTGGGATTTCCGGCTCCGCTTTTACTTCAGTTACCGTTGATTCAGGAGTCAACAGGCTCTGGTTGTCGGTTTGGGCTTCGCCCTCTCCGGCCTGAGTTGTCTGTTCTTCTGTCATTAAGTCCTCGCTCGTTTGATCCGCTCTTTGATAAGCCGAACGACGCTATTCTGACCCTCCCGATGGAACCCGTGAGACGCTTCATCCCCCGGGAACCAAGTAGGTTGTTCTAAATACTTACTTTCGAGATCAGCCAATACCTTAGCGCCAGCTTCGGAAGTGAACACCAGAGCGTAAAGGGTGTCCAAATCCCTCTGTTTATTTGGTTCTGTCATGTATTTCTCACTGTAGAGCGCGCATTACCGCTTCTTGGTTTCCGGCTTGAGGCGGTCCGGCTGGCTGCTGTTGCTGTGCTGCCATTGCCTGCATCTGCCCATATTGTTGGGCAATCTCTTCGCGTTCATCCTTTGTGGTCATGATCCGACCGGGAACACCTAAACGTTCAGCCACATAGTCGATGATCTCATCCTTCTTGATGGTCATCATGGCTTCCGGTCCCATTCCGGCCACGATCTGAACAAACTGCATCACATCGTTCAGTTCTTCCATATTCTGTGCCTGAGCCAGCGGAGAGATCGGAACGATACGGACTTCCTCGCCATTGATCTTTAACGGCAAGTCGATGTCACCGCGCTGATCAAGAATGAACAGGATGCGGCTGACAATCGGGATCATGGCCTCTGTGATCAGGCGACCGAACGCTGCGCCGAGGTTCTGGGCCAATTCGTTGCGGCGCTGCACCACTTCAGTAGCCGACCGAGCAGACATATTGTCCGGCGGTAGCGTGTCGTCGAGAAGCATCTTCTTAATGTTCATACGCAGATCGTTGATAATGATCTGGCCGACATTGAAATCCGCTGACTTCGGTAGTGGTGTAAGGCTTGGGCCTTGCGGTCCACCGTTACGGGCTACAGGGATAATAGCACCCGGCTGAATCTTGACGTTCTGCGGGTTGATTACGCCATCATCAGCCGCTGTATATACACCGGAAACGGCCAAACTGCCGTTCTTCAAGATAAGTTCGAGCGTCTTATTGATCGTTTTGACATCCGGCATAGCCGTAATCAGTGGGCCACGGCCATAGACTTCACCGGAGACTTTCATGTAACGCGTCACAATCCACGGTGACATCTTCATTTCACGATAGACCAGCATCGACTTGGTCTTCTCATGAATAACGTAATAACAATAATAGCCGTTATCTTTATTGAAAACGGTTGCCTCAAGCAGATCGACATCATCTGTCGGCTTGCGGTCGATTTGTTGCTGCAATGCAACAGGGATATTGGCATCCGTCCATTGAAGAGAGATCGCATCGCCCTTCATCCGCATCTTGCGATAGACGTTATCGACCGTGCCATGCGGCCCCTCTTCAAGCGAAACAAGATATTGCGGAACTGCTGTGAAGCGGATCGGTGCTTTCTCGTCGCCCGGTTGAATAAGCATGACGGCTGTGCCGACCGCCAGATCAAGCAAGAACTCTGACATCGACAAGTCAAAGTTCGTTTGACGCAGCACATTGAACATACGCTCATTGTAGAAATCCAGAACGCGCTGAATCTCTGGGCGGCGGCCTTCTGGGATCGCATTGCCAGCCTGAAGGCGACACCAAGCCCGATAGGGAGGAAACAGGCTTGATTGGATACGGTTTGCAAACCGCTGAGTAGAATGGATTGCAGTCGAGTCAAAGACCTTCTGCATCTTCTTCTGACCGGGAACGCCACCTTCATAGTTCCCGTCATAAAGGTTTCTCTGCGGGAGCGCGTATTCGTAGCACTCCTGATAGATCGTGCGCCATTCGTCTTTCTTGGATGCGGCCAAGGAAGCGCGTTTGATTACGTTTTCAACACTCATCTTGGCCATGATACCCTCACTTCTTCTTGGATTTGCCAGCTTTTGACAAAGCAATAGCGACAGCCTGTTTCATTGGCTTGCCGCTTTTCATTTCTGTCTTGATATTCTGCGAGATTACCTTCTGTGACGAACCAGATTTAAGAGGCATCTTTCTTCTCCTTCATCATGGAAGCGCGCATATTGTCGATCAGGTTTGGATATGGCCGACCAGCCTTCTTTGCCATGCGTTTTGCGTGTTCTTTCTGCTCAGCCGTGAGCTTCTTGCTCTTGCCGAGAGACTTCGGACGCTCTTTATCCCAGACCTTTTTCATGATCAGCTCTTCATGTTCTTGATACGCGCACTCAAAGCAGCGGCCTTCTTCTTCGCATCAGCGGTTGAGGTGGCTCCCCAAGCCCTTAATGCAAGAAGTTTCCGAGTCGGGCGACCTTTCTCATCACGGTCTGGACCTTTAACACCAGCCATTCTAGCCAAGAAACTAGCTTTGCGACCAAGTGCCTCGCGTGATTTAGGAGCGCCTTTGACAGGAGCCTTGAGATTAGACCCTTCAGTGCGCTTAAAAAAAGCTCGACCAGCGGCATTGAGTCCACCTTTCGGGTTCTGATACTTCTTGGCGACCATTAGAGACCGCTCAGTTTAACCGGAAGACCAGTCTCTGGTGCGATGCGCTCAGGAGAAAGCAACTGGCGATAGCCACCGCGTGTCCGAGCGCGAATCGACGCTGCCATTGCTCGGCCCTGTTCGCCCTCTTGAGCGGTCAAGCGCTCTTCCTGACGCTGCTGAATTTCCATCTGACGTTGCTGGGCTGCCGAAGAGCCACCATCGCCACGATCAAAACCGAGAGCTTGTGCTATGAATCCCATGATTCAACCTCTTGAAGATATGAGCATCACATCCGTCTGGTGCGTAGCTTTCGAGAAAAGCCTCATGCTTGAACCCGATCAACTCTGCCCAGCGCAGGGCACTAGGATTATCATCTCTGACGGTTATCTGCAAACGCCGGATAAACGGAAGGTTGGCAATATGTGTTATCATACGCCTACTTCCCATAGTAAACGTCAAGGAATTGGCCTCTGCGAAGCGAAAATCTTTAAAGACTGTCACTTCCCAATGGCCTGACCAGAGATTGAACAGCAAGTAGGATGCGACTGGCTGGCCATCTACTAGGATAGAAAAGGCATAGAATCTTTCGGCATAGGCTGTGACCATCTCATCAAAGTTGTCGTATGCCTTGATCGTCCTCTGGTCGAGTTCGGATAGCTGCATCGCGTGGATATGTTCCACATCAAACGGCGCAATCATCCACGTTACTGGAAATTGAGCCGCGTCAATAATGTCACGATCTGGCATCATGCGAATATGTCAAAGTCTGTGTTGGCCTGTGCGGTCGAGAACAGTTTGCCACCGATGTGATGGCCACGGGTCAAAGTCCTAAACTCGCCACCGCCAAGCATAAGATAGCCAAAAGCGTCCCCGATATGAGAATGTTCATTCTTGTTAGGCGCATCACGGAATCTATCCGTGCCTCCACCGACGCCCACTCTCTTAAAATGGTATCCCCCGGCGAGACTTTTTCTGAGCCTTTGGCATCCTGAGTCGATGATAAGTCCGGGTTTTCCATCTATGAGCCTCTGCATGGGTAGTGCGCCAGCTTCACGGCGAACCATAAAGTCGTTTGATGCGGTCGGCTGGGCATTTAGACCGAGGGTTTTCAGGTAATCGAAGGCTGTAACTTCGAAAATACCGTCACGCGCCACACCCGCTGGATCGCCCCAGATGAAGAGCTGGGCCTTCGGAAAGT